GCAAAAGCACACGCAGAGAGAACTGCAGAGCAGTTAGGCAGACCAGTTACAATCTGGAAAGTCGGTACTATCTCAGAGTTCAAATGGATGGAGGTCAGAGACAATGCCTAAATCAGACGGAACACAGTGGGAGCGTAATCTCACTATGAACGAAGATGAAGAATCAGTACTCGTCGAGATGGCGAGATACTTCATTGATATGGGTTGGATTAATGACGAATCCGAAGCAGCATTTGACACACTCATTGAGAAGATATGCGAACCCGCACCGTGGGATTATGCAATCGACGACCCAAGGTGGAAATAATGAAACCTTGGGACAAATCGGAATTAACCGAGTATTACGACCTTATTCAACAAGCAAAAAACTATGAACGCTCAACAATCACTAGAAGCAGATGCAGATGCAGTTATGGAACAACTGATAATGCAAGAAAGTCGCCACATGCAGATGGGTGCGTTGGTTGAACATCAACTTCATTATCCAGACATGACCATTAGAGACTTTTTTGAAATGGTAGCAAGGGAGTTACATGAGCAGGAGGAGGAATTAGGATATTATGACTAATTGTTACAGTATCGAGATATATCCACACTAGGCACACTACACCTATTATAATAGTAGTATAAACAAACATTTACATCACTTTAGATTATGTTCGAGAAATTCGTTGAAGTTCCAAACACAAACATACAGGAACCAGTCCTAGCAAGTCAATTTGCAGATGAGTTATGCTTAAGCATCTCAGAAGATTATGGTTACGCAGAAGTCGTATCCTATGCCCTTAACGGAACAAGGGTAGTTTATGGATCATACGGTGATCCCAAACTAGTTGGCATCTACAACTAGGGGGGGTTATATAATGTTCTTTAAGCACGTAGAATTACACAAATACGATCTAACCAACGCAGGAATAGATCAGGCATGCTACGACGAATTGAAAGCGTCAGGCAACAACTCTACAGAGGAGCAACTTTGGGTTCTCGCTGCAGACATGCGTGAGAAGTTCAAAGACTATATGCGACCTCTCTTCGCATAGGGGGGGGGTTATATGGATAGTACTCTCTACAGAGACATAGTATATACTGAGTATATGCTAGAGCATGATCTGACATGGGAGCAGATGATGGAAAAAACACATACAGACGAAATGCTTAAGCGTGTCGCCCACATGGAATGGCAAGACGAACAGCGTACAGCATGGATGAGTGGAGAATCACCTGAGTACGTAGTCCCAGAGGATTGTCCCTTTTAGTGAACGTGGCAGTGTGTAGGCATGGGTGAGCAACGCATTTGTGGAAGCATTACCACAGTTAATGGTCTTAGTCTCTTTAAGTCGAACCTCTACACATATAAGTCCACTATGATGCCCTCGAAGTCCTAAGACTCGCGAGACCGAGGGCATCCCCTAACCCAGTCGTGGGCGGGGGGGTCGTTTTAAAGGAGTCCCAGAGACCTAATCTATAAAGTATGGGTAACGCGAGCGAAAAAATAAAAAAATTTTCTAGTAAAAAATGCCACAGGTAATTTTCGAGACAGATGATTGGAGTACAATGATATTCCTGTTCACAAATATAGACGAACCTAATCATAATGGTAAGGCAATGACTCGTGCTGCCCTCAGAGAGTTTATTGCAAGGCAACCTGTAGATAGTTGTGTAGAACCTATCAACGTCCATTGGAATAAATCTGACACCCACACCTTTGCGGTGGTAGCATGTTCTAGAGAACGTGTTGGAGTCGATATTGAATATATGAGAGAACGTCCCTTTGAAAAAATTTCTCGGAGGTATTTTGACCCTACAGAGGTTACTGATGATATGGAAATATTCTTTGACATCTGGTGTCAGAAAGAAGCATACACTAAATGGAAGAAGGAGAAGATTGCAGACAATATGAGAGGAGTAGTTACAAGACCTATGATACCTTTGGAAGACTTACCAGACAATGTTGTTGGTTATCTTTGCACTTGACATTGTGTGAGTTTCAAGATATAATAAATAAATCAACATCTCCTTTTCTCTTATGCGATACGTTCTATATGACGATTCTTTTGACGAAGTAGGTACATATGACAGTATCTACGATTTACGTAAGTTTCTCTGCGATAGAAAGTATGAAACAGATTGCGATAAGGATATAGGAGACACTTTTGATTATATTAAACATATCAAATGGCACTTTGATATTAAACAAGACTAGGAGGAACAATGTCAGGAGATTACTTTTCACATACAGATAGAAGGTATGATGAGATAATAGAGAGGTTAGATGCACTTGAGAAGAAGGTGTCTAACTCTAAACTCCTCATGAAAAGAACTGCAGATGGCGAGTACGAGAAACTTGTTGATGTTGTAGTCGAACATGATAGAACTATTACAGAGATTGTAGAACATACTGTCGGAACTCTGACAGAAGGCGATGATACGAATTGGTAAGAAAATACTTGAAGGATTAATCCTAGCAGGAGTCATCATTGGATTTGGAGTGATATTTCTGATAGAAGCATTGGATCTATTTGTAGTGCGACCAATCTATCAAAGATTGTTCAAGAAGAAGCGACCTAAAAAATCGCGTCGTAACCCCGCGTAGGTCTCAAAGTATAAATAGGAGAATGGAACATAAATCTGTTATCTATATGTCTGCGTTAGCACGCAAGTTAGCAGACCTTTCGCACACGTCACAACCATTATGGCAGCAGTATCGAGAAAAGGAGACAGTCTATCCACAGGTCACGCTTGTACAGGATCAACAACTCTCTCCACCCCTTCCCAGTCAACTGTCTATGCTAATGGCATCCTTATCGCAAGAGTAGGAGACCCGACTGTATCACACCCCTTTCCACCTGTACCAGCTTGTGCTCCACATGTTGCTACAGTAAATGCAGGATCCCCTAATGTATATGTGGCAGGAGTGAAAGTTGCTCGTATTGGCGATAGTGCCGATGCAGGAGCAATGACTGGGGGAAGTCCAACAGTATTCGCAAATGAACTTTAAACTATGGCAATGACATGGAACACTGGAAACAGTATTGAATCGAAACCAAAGAAAACAGCACAAGGTCGTGGACAGCACACGAAGTATAGTGCGACATCAAGAAACAAAGCAAAGAAGAGGTATCGTGGCCAAGGCAAATAGAATTGTAGATGGTAAAAGAAATGCTAATATTCCTGTAGATATGTCGGATCATTTCTACGATCATGGAAATGAATATTGCAGATATCTAATCACTGACCCACGTTCTGACAGAAAACGTAAAAAAGACGTATAAATATATTGATAGCACTATATTGATACAAAAGTGGCATTGACATCGAAGTCATTCCGTGACTTCTCATTGACATTTGAAAAGAATGCAGTTACAAACGATATTTTGTCACTGAAGAATGAAGCAGCCATTAAGGAAGCAGTTAAAAATATAGTATTATATAATTTTTATGAGAAACCTTTTGATCCTGCCTTCGGTGGTAATATCATAGGATTACTATTTGAGAATTATTCTACTGGTCTAACATCAGAGATCGAAGAAAGAATTACTAATGCAATACAGATACATGAACCCAGAGTTGCAGTTTACGAAGTAATGGCAGACTTTGAAGATGATCGTAATGAACTTAACATTAGTGTGAAATACGTTATCTTAGGAATACCTCCTAAACTTGATGATATCAGCTTAGCATTTAAACCATAATGGCATTCAACCAAGTTAATGCTCTTGAATTTAACGAAATCAAGGCACAGATAAAAGAATATTTAAGATCGCAGTCACAATTTAGCGATTATGACTTTGAGGGATCGTCTCTTTCTGTACTTTTAGACACTCTTGCCTATAATACGTACTATACAGCGGTAAATGCGAACCTTGCGGTCAACGAAGGGTTCCTTGAGACGGCAGTTTTACGTGAAAATGTTGTAAAACTCGCTCGTATGCTCGGTTATACACCAAAAAGTGCAAGAAGTGCGACATGTACAGTCGATATTTCGATTCAGACAGTGTTTCCATACCCTACAACTGTCACAATGGCAGCAGGATTGGTACTAAACTTCACAGGATTGGATAATAACAACTTTGTTTTCTCTCTTCCGACTGATAATACAGTATCTGTAGACAGTTTAACAGGTATCGCAACGTTTTCTAACATAGTTTTAAGTGAAGGATTGTTTCTTACAGACACTTTTGTAAAAGATACGAACCAAAGACAGAGATTTATACTTACAAATGAACTAGCAGACACCTCTTCCATGATTGTAGAGGTAACTTCTGGTACAATTACAGAGAAATATTTACAAGCAACCGATATTACGAAGATAGATGGCACTTCTAAAGTGTTTTTCTTAGAGGAAAGTGAGTATGAGATTCCCGAAGTTCTATTTGGAGACGGAATTATTGGTAAAAACCTTGCTAATGGTGATGTTGTTGACGTAAAATACACAACTTCAACAGGAACTGGTGCAAATGGACTGAAAGTTTTCAATAATATTGGCACATTTAGAGATAATAATCTAAATGCGATCACTTCTGGCATTACAATTTCAGTTACAAGCTTCCCAGACGGAGGTGCTGCAGCGGAAAGTACAGAATCTATCAAGTTTGCTGCTCCAAAATTCTACTCTGCGTTCGGTAGAGCAGTTTCTACGCAAGATTATGAAGCAATAGTTCCACAAATTTACTCAAATGTCGGTTCTATAGCATGTTATGGTGGTGAAGAAGCAGAACCACCTGAGTATGGCAAGGTATTTTTGGCAATCAAACCAAAAAATGCTGATAAATTATCACTTTCTGAGAAAAATGCGATTCTGAAGAAGTTAAAAGAGTATTCTGTAGCTGCAATTCAACCTTCTATCATTGATCCGAGCATACTTTACATTGATTTGACTAGTTTTGTTTACTATAACCCCAATGTTACACGTAGAGAACCGTCAGAAGTCAAGAATGTCGTCATAGCAGCGTTAACTTCACTCAATCAAAGTGCGGAATTCAACAAATTTGGTGGAAAATTCAAGTTTTCCAAGTTACAAAAGATAATTGATGATGCAGAGTCATCAATTACATCTAATATAACACGTGTGAAGATGAGAAAGAACGTAACAGTCGAACTCAATGCACGTGTCAACTACAAAATATGCTATGGAAACAGAATTAATGAACAAACATCAACGAAACCTTCAGTTTCTTCGTCTGGTTTCAAAATTGTTGGTGACGACGTTAATACGTACTACCTAAATGATGATGGTGCGGGTACATTACGTTTGTATTATGTAAAAGGAACTGGTGAGTTTGAGTATGTGGATGGACTATGGGGAACTGTGGACTATGACATGGGTGAAATTGTAATTAACGACTTGATTATTCAGTCAACTATGGTAACTAATAATCAATTGCAAATATCTGCTTGCCCTAAGTCAAATGATTTGATTTCTTTACGAGAAACCTATCTGACACTAGGTATAGATAATACGACTGTTAGTGTAGTAGAAGATACTATCAGTAGTGGTTCAAATCTTTCTGGAACAGGAGTACTTCCAGAATCTAGCTATCAATACTAAGAATGACAAATAGTAGTTGGAAAGTTGGGTCGTGGACTACCCCGACCACCACGGTTACAGCGACACCTGTACCGTCGGAGGTTAGTCCTGAGTCGAGATCGAAGATATCTACTAACATAGCAGCACAGTTTCCTAGTTTTATACAGGAAAACTTCCCTACGTTCATAGAATTTGTAAAAGAGTACTATAAATCACAAGAATTAAAAGGATATTGCATTGATATCATCCAAAACTGGGGTGATTACTATAATATTGACCAATATGGAGAACTTGTAACCCAAACGACGCTAATTTCCGCTGTTACAACGTCTTCTACAACAATTGACGTCGAATCTACACGTGATTTTCCGTCAGAAGGACTTTTATTGATTGGTGATGAGATAATTTACTATCAAAGTAAAGGATCTAC